TTTTGTCGTGGTATCGTTACACAGCTTGAGCAGGTGTGTAGCGAGATCAATTTTTGATCGAGTCATTCTATTAAATCTAAAATATTTTAACCACGCAAATTGAACGGAGTCTTGTTGGTTGCTGTGATTGCCTGCTGAAATTCAGGGTTTATTAGAACGTGCTGACGAATCATAGGCCACAGGTTCTGATACTTGGATATTGTGTCAAGACTTGCAAATTTACAGTCGTCATTCTCGTCATAATTTTTGCGAAAAGGAACCTGATTTCCCTCCATTTTCTCCTTTTCTTCAGTGAATCGCTTCACGATGTGTTTATGCTCGATTGATGTCATCGGCATGTCAAAGACATACACGTGATAATGATTTATAACATCTACCCCGTCCTCAATGTCGCGAGGCTCGGGTGTGTTTGTGATAAATTTAAAATAGGCGTATGAGCCACGTTTTAAATTGATCATACCACGGGTTTCTTCTTCGAGTTCTCGAACCGCACATCGGAGTGGGTTATAAATTTCTCGACGGCGGCATCCGCCTGTTACGAAGGTCCATTCTTTGTAGCGCCTGTCGTGGACTACAAGGAAATGAGGTATGTCATTAACGTGAGATACTGGAATCGCTATCGCTTTGTGTCGTTCTCTGGTCATTGTCCTCTACTAATTCTTGATTAGTAAAAAATTTCCCGAGTCTTCCCGTACGTGGGTTATAAGTTATCAAAAATACGATACAAGCGATAAAAGCCCACACGAGCAAGTGCATTTTCTAATATAAAATAGGTTAAAAATTCGAGATCAGTTGGCATAAAGCAAAGAACCGAGTCCGTTCTGGATACGGAAGACATTGTAGTTGACTGCGTACAGGTACTGGGTTGGGTAGTTGATGCTGGTGCTTGCCAGACCCTGGATGCCGTTGGGCAGGGTTGAGGGCACGACCAGGCGGAAATTGTCGAGGCGGGAGAAGTTGAGGGTACCGGTGGGCTGGAGCTTGGAGGTGTCCAGGCAGTAAGAAATGATTGCCACGTTTGCCAGGGAGTTATTGTGGACGTATCCGTAGGGGGTGTTGTAGTACTGGGGAACATCCACCCAGTGGACCATGTGGCGTGAGTCGCCCACGTCCACGCCGTTCACCTGGGTCTTGAGCTGGTAGTTGGCGGCAGTGACAGAGCCTGCACCGTTGGCGTAAATCTGGTTGTAGTTCACACAAGGGAAAGCGATGAACTTGACTGGCTGAGCCAGTGCCAGCTCCTGAACTGGATTGGTGCCCATCACGATGCGCTGCACCTGGGTGATCAGCAGATCCTGCTTCTCCTTGGCGAACCAGTCACGCTCAGACTGGTCCAGGTACACGAAGTTAGACCAGGCGATGTACTGCACCTGGGAATAGGTGGTGGTTGTGTTTGCAGTGCCTGCGAAGAAGGAGATGGTGGTGCCAGCCAGAACTGGTCCAGACACCTGGGATGGGTAAGTCACGGTCACGTTGCTGTTTGCAATGTTAGATGTGCTTGACACGTAGACTGGACCAGCCCAAGGCACACCCGCCACGTACTGACCAACTGTGATGGTTCCAGTGCCGCTGTAGCTTGAAAGCTGGGTCAGAGTGATGCTCTTTGTGGTGGATGCCGCGGTACCTGCTGCAATTGCCAGAGGAATCTGGGCGGACACAGCTGGAGCGTAGGCGTTCAGTGCACCACCAACAGACGTGCTGAAGATGGAGGCAGCATTGATAATACCAGTGTTGGAACCGGCGATGATGACGTTTGCCACGTTGGAGGTGCCGCCAGTGACGTTAGAGAAGAAGCCCTGCACGACCGCCACGTTACCCTGGAGGTTCGAGGTGGCTGATGCCAGAAGCATGCCTGGGAACAGGGGACCGGTGGTCTGAGACACGACCAAGTTGGCTGTGTTGGAATATGCCAGCTTGCCCTGGTCAACGCTGAACACGTTTGCGGTTGCGTTGGGGACGGACAGGACTGGGTAGGTGGTGGGACCGATGGTGATGTTCTGGGTCAGGTAGGGAGACCAGGTGATACGCAGCTCCACATCGTGGAACTGCAGACCAATCAGGGGCAGAGCCACTGACCACTCCTTGCAGAAGAAGAACTTGAGAGGGAAGAAGGAAGCCTTCTGGTTGTTCAGGGTCGTGCTGTTCGAGTTCAGGTAACGCTCGGAAAAGGTGCGAGCGCCCACAATTGGCTCGATATCGGACATGTACTCGAAATCGTGGGTGTCCACAATCTGACCGCCGATCATCAGCTCCACCTTGTCAATCACCTTGGACCAGTCCAGACCCACGATGCCTGCGCCGTTGCTGTCACGGGCAGTCAGGTACACGTAGCTGAGCAGATCACCCTTCTTCTCGAAACGAATAGTGGAAATACCGTTGGCAATGGGGGCGCCCTGAATAACCTGACGCTCCACTGAGTTGGCATAGTGAGTATAACGCTTGTAGTTCGACCGGTAGAAAGACACCTCAGGCTTGCCTGTCAACCAAGCGTCCTGAGGTCCGACTGCTACGAGTTGAACGACACCTCCAGACATTTACTTTCTATCTATATTTTTTTAATGGACTTGACACGGGTTTAATCAACAGTTCACAGACACTTGAGGAGGGCGTGCCAGGGAATACGCCAATGGATTCTTTTCAAGCTGCTGAATAGCAATGTCCAAAAAGCTGGGAGATGCTCGTGGATTGGGGTTTGACTTTTGCTCGTTGAGTGGATCGTCGTATTGAGGAGGCAAGGTGCCACGTCCCTGGTTGACTCCGGTGGGACCCATGGGAGGCACTGGGAGAGTTTCAGACTCTGGGCGGAGCTGAGTGGCTGCGCCCACCTGGTTCACTGGGTCGTTGCGAACGTTCATACGACCACCGTTTCCTGCACGGTCTGGCTTGGAACGATCGCCGCTTGCGCGAGTGAGCGTCTTATCGGTATATGAAGTTTTACCTCCGGCGTATGGCTGCTGCACGAAATAGCTTGGAGGACCCTCGGAAAGAGTGTCTGTGCGAAGCCCGGACTCTTGACGGCGAGTCGTTTTACGGGTCTTTAGATTATCAGGGCGCCCTTCTGGGGCAACCATAGCACCCTGGGCACCGCCACCTCCAAAAGCACCTGGTGCGCGGTACACCGTCTTTGACTGCGAAGCGTTGTGTGTAATTTCACCCATTCCACCGGCGCCGCCATTCTTCACGACGGCGCTGGGTGGTCCTGGACGACCCTCAATTGTTGTGAGCTTCTCCTCGTTAATGTTGTTTGGAAGAGCACGGAAGTAATCGTGGAAACCACCAGCCGCCTTGACGTTGGGACCGACACCCAGACCTGGTCCCACTGGATTGGGTGCCTCAAGGGGGCTCACATTGTTCATCTTGTTTGTAACATATTGACGGTTGTACATGTCATAGACAGGCTGACCAAATGGAAACCGACCATTCGTTTGGGTCATATCCTGCAAATTTGGAACAGCCTCCTTGGGCTGGAGACGCCAATCTCCGACACGCCGACCGACGTCGGGGGTCGTGTTCATAAAGTCGGAATAATCCTTGGAATGATCCCGGCTATTCCCCATCAAATCTATGTCCCGGCGAGTAAGGGGTTTCGTGGTTGCAGGTAAAGGTTTGCGACCTGTCTGGGTGTTTTCTTCACGCCCATCTGCAAGTCGCTTTCCGGCAAACACAAGACCGACCACGGCTGCAATTGCCAGTGGGTCCATTATTATTAATAAGATATCTTTTTTAGCGGCTGAACGTTTTTGGCTTTTTGCTGTTATAACGCTGGTCGAAACGCTCATTCTGAATGTCGCCAAACGTGGTAATTGGATTCCACATGAGCACACGGAGTGGCAGATTCACGTACGTATTGGGGAAATCGTATGGCTTCTCGGACCAGCCCTTGGTCCAACCTTCCGTGCTCCGTGCACGAAGCATGCTCTCGACGTCAGTCTTGTCTGCCAGAACAACTTGGGCGGGACCAATCCAAACATCCTTCTGGAGGATGTTGTGGCTATTGTCCAAAGTTGGCATTTTATTAATACCTGTCTATATTTTTATCTATCTCCCG